CTGGTGAACCGCATGGTCGTTTATCGGAACGATCCGAGCGTGGTCAAACTGCACATGCCCATGCCGTTGCAGTTCCTCGCACCGCAGGCATACGGACTTGAGGTGCGGACCTACGGCGCCTTCCGGTTCGCGCCGGTGAGCATCCGCACGCCCGCGGCGGTGCGCTACGGGACCGGGCTGTAATGGCCCGGCACATCAGCACCTATCCGGGCACGCTGGTCATGCCGGACGGGACTGAGGTTAAGCACGGCGGTGACGTTCCGGTCACCGCCGATCTGGCAAAGAACCAGGGCGTTGCCGAGTGGATCGCAAGCGGGTGGCTCGTGTCGGTCACGCCGCCCGTCATGCCCAGCGCCAAAAAGTAACCAACGGGCGGGCTGTCGTGGCCCGCTGGTGACACCCCGCCTGAGCGTCAACGGGCATGATGGAGCGCAGACAGATGAACAATGAACAGAAGATTGAAGCTGAAATTCAGTCAAAGGGGTTGAACGCCCCTCGGCTCAATCCAAGCATGATCGACGCAACGATCCAGTCGGAACAATACCACATCTTTCCGGGAACCACTTTGACCGTCTGCGCGTTGACTTTGCGCAATGGCTTCATTGTGATTGGTGAAAGCGCGGCCGCTTCGCCCTCAAACTTCGATCAGGCAATCGGCCGCAAGATCGCACGTGAGAACGCCCGCAATAAAATTTGGGCGTTTGAGGGCTACCTTTTGCGTGAAAAGCTGTCGGCATAACCAACGGGCGGGCTGTCGTGGCCCGCCCCTTTATTGGAGCATCCCGAGATGATCGGCACTGTCGCAGCACTGATCGCATATGCCGGGGCGCGCGGCACTGTAATTGCTGACACCGCCGCGACGCTGCAAGCGCTTGTCCGGGCATCCGATTACATCCAATTCACCTATCTGGACGGATCAGGCTGCACCGCTGACAGCGCCAATGTCGCGGAAGCCGTCTATGAAGCGGCAATTGCTGAGGTGGCCGCGCCGGGCATCTGGTCCAAAACATTCACGCCTGCCGAGCAAAAAGTGCTGACCAAGGTCGGCGATATTCAGTGGACCGTGACGGGCGACGCCAGCAAGGGCGGCGCGGCCATCCCGCGATCCACCAAGATTGAAAGCATGCTCCGGCTGTGCATCGGCGGAGGGCTTTACGGCTACTCAACCGGGCCGAGGCTGGTATGAGCGGCGCCGCGATAGCCGCTGAAGTCGCGCTGGCCTATGCCGAGGTGGGCCGTGACGCGGGCGACGGGATTGGCGCGGTGTCTGTCACGATCAGCCGCACAGGCGCACCGACCGGGCCGGAATGGGCGCCCGTGCCCGGCACGTCTGTGGTTCACACCTTCGTCGCCAAGCCGTCCAGCAAAGCGTACACGCAACGCACCGGGTTGGCGCTGGGCGCGGGTGAATTGGTCTATTCGCTGGTGAATTATGGCGTTACGATCGCGCCTAGCACGTCCGACGTGCTGACGATTGACGGCGTGAATTGGCCGGTGCAGGAAGTTATCCCGATGGATTCTGCCGGATACGCCATATCTTGGCTGGTGCGGGTGGCTAAATGATCATCCCTGAAGGAGAAGACCATGGCGCGAAATGACAACGTGGCAATCCCGGCCCTCACTTGGACGCAGTTGACCAACGCGAACACGACGGCAATCCGTGTGCAGTCGGTCATTTTGTCGGAGATGACCTTGCAAGCGACCAACGGCGTCACGGCGCCCACCACGCAGGTCGGCGTGATTGTGCTGGCCGGCGGCGCTGTGCTGGCGGCCGATCTGACCATCGCGCAGCTTTGGCCCGGAGTGACTGGCGCGAACCGTGTCTGGGCGTTTGCGACAGCCGCGTCGGTGGCGTCAGTGAGCCACGCCAATGCGTAATTTGGCATTTAACGGGCTGAGGCTGTCACGAATGGGGGCGATGCGCGGCGGGGGTGGTGGCGCGGCCCCTACCATCGCGTCGCTATTCGCCGGGGGCCAGCAGGGCGCGTGGTTTGACCCGTCCACGCTCGGCACGCTTTTCCAAAAACCGGAGGATGGCGTCGAAGCCCCTGTTGATGCCGCCGGGCAGTCTGTGTCGCGGATGGCCGACAGGTCCGGTCGAGACAACCACGCGACGCAAGCGACGGCATCAAGGCGCCCCACGTATCAGACCGGCCCGGCCAGGTTGGCGCTGGACAAAGTTGACGACGTGATGGGCATCACCGTTCCCGCTGGTGGCTGGACGGGAACTATGGTGCTCGGCACCGATGTGGGCACGGCGTCTTATGAGGTGACAATTCCGGCGGGAGCCTATGAGGTAGGCGGAAGAAGCAACGGCCAATACTTTCCCGGCGGAGCGCTGGTGGGCCAGGTTATTCGCAGCGGCTCGCTAACCGCTGGCGAAAAGGCCGCAGCCGAGGCGGAAATGGTCGCAAATGGTGCGGTAGCCAGTTACGGCGCAGTTACCAATATGCGCCTATTTTGGAGGGGCAGATCGGAAATCACGCAATTTCCGTTGCTCGATATGTCCTCGTGCACAAATCTTCAGTCTGCGTGGGAGGGCTGCACAGGCCAGGTAACGGTTCCTTCGTATGACACGTCTGTGGTCGAAAACTTTAGAGCGGCGTGGATTGGCAACAGCAGCATAGTGACCATGACTTTGCTTGACACATCTTCCGGCAGTAATTTCACTCTAACTTGGGCTAACTGTGACTCACTTGCCAATTTTCCAGCAAATTTCTTTGACGATATAAGCGGGGGCTTATTTGCCGACGCCTTTACCAACACAAATCTTTCGGAAGCCAGTATCGACAACATTCTCACATCTCTTGTCGCCTCGGGCATTGCGGCTGGGACGCGCCAGTTTGACCAGTCAGGCGGGACGGCTCCGTCCGTGGGCACAGGACGGCCCGCTATCGACACCCTGCGCGCTCGTGGATGGACCGTCAATGTGACCGGGGGATACTGACATGAGGATTACAATCGCCTGCCCCGTGTCTATGGTCTCTGACGCCAACCACTTGGCAATGGTCCTCGCGTTCGGTCCTGCCGATGCCCTGACCTATAACGGCGGAACATGGAAGGACGACGCTGGGAACTTGTATTCCGCTGCGTCTGGCATAATCGGAACCCAGTTCTTAGGACTGGCAACATCAGCGCTTGCGCGGCCCTCTTGGGACACCGACAACTTGGTCAACATGGCGGGCGCCGCGCGCGCTCAAGCGGCTGTGGCGCTCATTCAGGGGGACGACAGCCCGCTTGCATCGCCAACGCAGATCACGGCGATCTTGGGCGAAGACGGGCTTGCAGCGATTGCAGCGATGGGGCTGACTGCGGTGGAGACTGACCGATGATCGCCAGCCGCCTGCGAGACCTGATCGCAGACACCACAACGAGCGACGGGGGCGAGCTTCAACGCCCTCATAGAGTCGCTCAGAACCAACTGGCCCATGAAGCAATCTCGGCATGGGTTTGCTTTGGCTTCCTGTTTCTGGGCGCCAATCCCACCGCCGCAGCCTTGGCCACCATTGCGCTATGGGGGTTTGCTTGGGAGGCCGTGCAATACTACCGACGCCCCACGGTGCGCGTGCTGCGCGACTGGTGGCTGGGTGATCTGCCCACCTCGATCGTCGGCGCGGTCGCCGCTTCAGTGATCTGGTCGGGTGGCGCTGCCGCGTTTTTCGCCGTCACTCCCATTTTGATGCTGTGGCCCGCCATCCCCGCCGTGATCTTCGGGCGCACCGAAGCGGAGGGGGCCCGATGAGCGGGGCCAGCAACGGGGAGCGCCCGTTTTCGGTCACGATGATCGTCGCCTGGACGGTTCTGGCCGGTGTTATCGGCGCCGGCGTCTGGGTCGGCCAACGCACAAGCTCGCTGGATGAACTTGAGCGGCGCCAAGACCGCAGTGATGTCCGCGTCACGACGCTGGAAGCCCGCCAGTCAGCCGTCGAGCGCGACGTTGCTGTGATCTTCACTCGGCTGGAGGAGATTTTGCGGGTGGTCAATCGCATGGATGCCCGTTTCGAGCGAATGGAGGTCGAAATCGGGGACAAGCTGCACGTCGGGTCAAACAACTGATGCCCGAAATCAGCCCCAGCCGCTATGTCGTCTCGGCTGGATGGGACGACGTTCCGCACCTCGACGCCGCCACCAAGGCGGAATTGCTCCGGGGCACGCTGCCCCACCTGCGCGGCCCCCGTTCAAGGGGCACGCCATCGCTCGGCGCCGGTGCGATCTACCCGATCCCGTGGGACGAGATCGTCGTGAAGCCGTTTGAGATCCCCGACTATTGGCCGCGCGCCTACGGCATGGACGTTGGTTGGAACAAGACGGCGGCATTGTGGGGGGCATGGAACCGCGAGGAGCGGACGCTCTACGTCTACTCCGAGCATTACCGCGGGCACGAAAAGCCGGCCGTTCACGCGGCCGCAATCAAGGCCCGGGGCGACTGGGTTCAAGGCGTGATCGACCCGGCGGCGAATGGGCGGGCGCAGAAGGACGGCGAGCAACTGATGATCGCCTATCGGGAGCTCGGCCTTCACATCACCAACGCGGACAACGGCGTCGAAAGCGGGATCTACGCGGTTTGGGAGGGCTTGAGCGAGGGCCGCATCAAGGTTTTCAACACGCTCAGCAATTTTCGCCACGAATATTCACTCTACCGCCGCGACGAAAACGGCAAGATCATCAAAAAAACCGATCACGCAATGGATTGCCTTCGATACCTGGTCGCCTCTGGGCGGCTGGTTGCTCGCGTCCGCCCGGTAGGCAACGCCGGGTGGTCCAAATCATCGACAAGACCTGCTGACGGGAGGGCTGGCTACTGATGGCCTACAACACGCAAGACGCCGCCACCGTCAAGGATGGCGATGAAAACGCACAAAAGATGAACGCATCGTCTCGCGTTCTTGATGACCTGAAAACGGAAGTCCGCCGCCGCGAGGGGGATCGCTCCGAGCTTGAGGTGCGGTGGCTGGACGACCTGCGCCGGTTCCATGGCGTCTATGACGAGAAGACGCAAAAGCTGCTGGACGATAGCGAGCGCAGTCAGGTGTTCGTCAACGTGACGCGGGTGAAGACCAACGCCATGGCCGCGAAGCTGAGCGACATGCTGTTTCCGACCGACGATTTGAACTGGGGCATCGAGGCGACGGCATATCCCCAGCTTGTGCGCGTTGCGCTCGAAGCCACTCAGATCACCGACGAGGCGACGGCCACCGCTCAGGCGCAGCAGGGCCAGCCCGGCGCAGAGGCGGCAGGGCAGCTTGCCAATTCTGCCGCGTCGGTGTCTCAGAAATTGGTGGCGGAGCGTGAGGAGGCTGTGAGGCGCGCTGCGGGCATGCAGGAGCAGATCAAGGATCAGCTTGACGAGTCGAATTGGCCCGCCAAGGCTCGCGTCGTCATCATGGATGCGTGCAAGATGGGCGCCGGGGTCGTAAAGGGCCCGATCGCCGGTGGCAAAAAGCGCCGCGGCTGGAAAAAGTCGTCCGCTCCGCCGGGTGAAGAAGATCGCCTCCCCGAAGACGCTTTCGATCTGGTCTGGACCGAGCCCGAACAGCCGACCGTGAAGCGCGTGGACCCGTGGAATTTTTTTCCTGACATGAGCGTGGCCAACGTCGAGGACGGCGAGGGTGTTTTTGAGCGCCACATGCTGAACAAAAAGCAGATGCGCGAGCTTGCGAAGGAGGATGGGTTTGACCGCGACGCAATCCGTCGGATCATTCAAACCCCGGCCAGCACAAGCGAAAGCGCGTATCTGTCCGAGCTGCGCGCCATAGGCGAGGGCGCGGTGACGACAGACAAGGGCTGCTACTGCGTCTGGGAATACTCGGGGCCGATCGAGGCGGGCGACCTGAAGGGGCTCTACCAGGACGCCGGTGACAAAGAGGGCGAGAACGAAGCTGAGAAATACGACATTCTGGACCAGGTGAACGCGATCGTCTGGTTTTGCGATTATGAGATCCTGAAGGTGGCGCCCTACCCGCTCGACAGCGGCGAGACGCTGTATTCGGTGTTTCGCATCGAGCCTGACGAGGCGTCAATTTTTGGCCGAGGGATGCCGTCGCTTCTCAACGACGCGCAGAGCATCATCAACGGCGTCTGGCGGATTATCCTCGACCACGGCGGCGCCACGGCTGGT